ATCCTTGCTCAAGCGCAGTTCGAGAAGGCTAAGCGCGAAGGCTCGGTTATCTACTGCCCTAAGTGCAACGAAGAGAACTCGGACAAGGCCCGTCGCTGCATTGGCATCTCGAGCGGAGGTGTTCGCTGCGACTGGTTCTGGATTAAGCAGGACTGCCGCAAGTGTGGCGCGCATAACGACGTGACGGCTCGAGACTGCCGAGTATGTGGCGAGCAATTGCTTGACCCCAACGAGAAGCTGCTACACAAAGCCTATACAGACCAAGAGCTAGTCCCCGTCGAGAAATGGGAATTCGACAGAACAAAGAACGGGGGCATCCTCGTCCGCTATATCCTTGAAGGTGACAAGCCCGATCACGGCTGGCCGATTGAGTTCTATGCCCCGTGCGGCAGTCAGACGGCTAAGCGGGTCTGGTATAACAACTTCGTGAAGCTGCACGTTCGCTGCACAACATGGCAGTCGAAGATTTATGTCATGCGCTCGGTTGACGCGATCTTGGGTATGAAGGCTGCGTTTAGTAAGCCTACGCACATTGCCTATCGTATCAACGACAAATCCAAGTTTGTCATCGGTCGCCGCAAATTCAACAACGGCGAGACGCTGGATCAGAAAGGGGTTGCTGTGAATGATTGAACGCATCGAGCAGAAGGGCGGCTACTACCTGTACCGCCCGACGGTTAACCCTGCTAAGTGCAGGCCGGAGACTCCGGAGCAAATAGACTTCGTTGCCTGGGTTCGCTACAACCACCCTGAACACGCGGCCATGATGGTGCACGTCGCCAACGAGGGAGACCAGAGCCCGCAGTATCGGCAGCAGCTTTACAAGATGGGGCTGCTCAAGGGGGCCTCTGATCTACTGTTCTTCATCGGGCCAGGGTGCGCAATCGAGATGAAGCAGTGCAAGTGGTCGGCAACCACTAAAACTGAGCAGCGCACGTTCCTAGAGAATTGGCACAACTCGGGGAAATTCGCAGCAATTTGTCACGGAGCAGAAAGTGCTAAGGAGGCGTTTCTTTATTACAAATCGGTCTTTGACGTCTAGCCACCTCGGGCTAACCTAAGGACAGGCAGGGGCAAACGCCACTAGCGGCGCCCCCTGTCCTGAGGATTACTGCAAAGGAAGCGACAAATTATTACGAGGCAACAAATCATGGCTACTACAAAAAGCAAGCAAGCACTGGTCCTCCAAAACATCGCCGAAGAGGGCGAAAAACTGGACAATGTGGCGGGCGCCTTTATGAAGCTAGTCAAGGAAGAAAAGATCGACTCACTGGAGAAGTTCAACCCCTGGTTGGAAATTGGCTACACGGAGAATGGCTGGTCGAGTCAGGTAGGTCGCCCCGGTTTGGGAGTGACGACATTGGCCCCGGCGCCTAGAGCGGTTAAGCAGTACGCATCGATGTTTCGGGCTGCATTCAAGTATGAGCTGAAGGTTACTGAGTTCGAGAATGTCCGGCAGATGGTGGATGCGGTGGCGGCCAAGCGTAAGGAGCTGGCAACACCTCCCGTCAAGCCGAACGACCCTGAGCTTAAAGGCGTCATGCTCCGGTCCACTGGCCACATGAACGGCGCCCTATGGCACGACGCGATTGTGGTCATCGAGAACCTGAACGAAGAGGACAAGGACGACTTCGAGCAGCGCCTACGCAAGCTGGTTATGCGTTTCCAGTCCCGCGTACCGAAAGAGATCAGGAAGCCGAAAGCCGCTTAATCGTTCTCCGGAAAACAATAAGGCCGAATCCTAAAAAGATTCGGCCTTTTTTGTTGACGCGAGGAAAGTTGCGGGCTAGAGTGACGGAACACGAATAGGAGGGGTTGAAATGGTTTACGTAATTAACAAGGTGCCGAAGGTTATTCAGGTTTCTCTTGGCAGCAAAGAAATGAATGATGCGACAAACGTCTATATGACAGAGAGTGAGGCCTACTCTGCTCTACAGTCGATTTGCGCTCATGAGACAAAGCTTGGTCACTCTGGAACGGGGCGCGTGTTTTGCGCAGATTGCCGAAAGCACTTCAACTGAGAGTCCAAGCATGAACCACAAACAAAAAGTAAACACCGGCATTCTTGCCCTACAAGCAGCATTCCCAAAGCTATTCAACCGCGACCAGCCTAAACCATTGGCAATTGGCACGACTCTACAACTGGCTAAGCTGCGACGTGCTGGAGTGCTCACGATCCCTCTGGCAATCCAGCGTGCAGCAATGAACTCCTGGCTCGCCAGTCCGAACTACCATCGCGCACTAGCCTCAACGCCATTCCGCTACAACCTGGACGGCTCGGTATACGGCCCAGTCTCGGACGATCACCGGCAGCGGGCTATTGACAAGCTTAAGGCGTTTCGGAAGGCTAAGAAGGCGCGCAAGGCTGCGGTTTATCAGGCTAAGTTGAGGGTTTCGGCATGAAAGCGTTATCAATAAAGCAGCCGTGGGCATGGATGATTATTCACAGCGGCAAGGATATCGAGAATCGAAGCTGGCACACGAAGCACCGAGGCCGATTCCTGGTTCATGCATCCAAGGGAATGACGCGCAAAGGATATGCTGAAGCGATCCACTTCGCTATACAAGCCGGAACACTGATGACACCATGGGATGTTCCATCATTTGAACAGCTAGAGCGCGGCGGCATTATCGGATCGGTTGAGCTAGTAGACAGCCTAGATACTAGCGAATCTCCTTGGTATATGGGTGAGAAGGCTTTTTTGCTGCGCGATCCGAAGCCGCTGGCGTTTATGTCATACAAAGGGAAACTGCAATTTTTTGAAACATCGTGGGAGCCTACTCTATGACCTACCGCGACGCACTCTGGACAGCAATCATCGGCGAGGCTGATAAGTTTGGGCATCGGATCACCAAGGCGAAACGCAAGAAATACATGAAATTGACGGTTTACTGGTCGAGGGTGGCGAAATGAGCGAGTTTGATGGTGGTCCGGTATATCCAATCGTTCACCCTGACGGCAAGGGTGTTCAGTACTACGGCATGAGTCTTCGGGATTACTTCGCGGCGAAGGTATTGGCGTCGTGGATCGTAGCCGCACCAACCCTTGATGCCGAGAACGAGGCGCACAGGGATCATCTATCCTCGCTGGCATATGCTCAGGCGGATTCAATGCTTAAGGAGCGAGCGAAATGACAGCAATCGAATCATGGATTACGCCACAAGAGGCACCAACCAAGCCAGAACGCGAAAAGTTTGCGGTTGGTCGCCATGAAAATATTGATAACGACCGCTATCACTCCAGCGAAGGCTACAGTAACAGCTTCCTAACCGCCGTACTGCGCTCTCCTGCCCACGCCACAGCTCGCGGCAAGTGGAAGTCAACTCGCAACATGGGGATCGGTTCCGCGTTCCATAGCAGCACCTTGGAGCCTGACCTGTTCAAGCGTGACTATCGGATCGTTGAGTGTGACGCCCGTACGTCTACGCTGTACAAGCAGGCTTGCAAGGATCATCCGTCTGCTCAGGTGCTTACCTTGGGCGAGGCTGAGACGGTTAAGGGGATGACTGCAGGTGTGTACAAGAATCGCAAACTGAGCAGCATCATCACGCTCCCAGGTACAGCGGAGGTGGCGTATTTCGCGGTAGACCCTGATACCGGCCTGACGATCAAGTGCAAATTCGACTGGCTGACTCAATGCAACATAAGCCTTGACATCAAAAAGACCCAAGACGCACGCCGTCACAAGTTCTCTGGATCGATCAACACGTACATGTACCACATGCAGGATGCGTTCTATCGTCACGTTTTCAGGTGCGCGACCGGCGAAGACCTGCAAGAGTTCTATTTCGGCGCCGTCGAGGAACAGAAGCCGCACGCATCGAACCGGTGGCGTCTTGGTCCCGAGTCACGCAAGAAGGGCGAGGCATTATTTCGAGAAGCTTTAACAACCCTCGCAATTTGTCTTGATCGTGGCGATTTTCCTGCGTATCCTGACGACGATGAAACGGATGATGAGATTGAGATTCCGAATTATGCGTTCGAACAGGACGACGAAGAAGAAGGCGAAGTTAATTTTGGAGATGCACAATGAGCGGTGAAAGTTTCGCAAACACGATCATTCCTAAGACGGACCAGGCGAATTCTGACGACCTGATCTCTGGTCCGCGCACGGTTAAGGTGCTTAGCGTGACACGCGGCAACAAGGAAAACCCGGTATTCATCTACACCGATGGTTTCGAGGGTCGCCCATACAAGCCATGCCTCTCTATGCGCCGCGCCATTATCTCGGCGTGGGGCGAGTATCCAGATCCTTGGGTTGGTCGCTCGCTGTCGTTGTATCGCGATCCAGAGGTTGTTTACGGCGGCGTGAAGGTTGGCGGCATACGCATAAGCCATTTCAGCGACATCCAAGAGGATTTCGAGCTGATGCTTACCGTGACTCGCGGCAAGCGTAAGGCGCATCGCTTCTCTAAACTGGAAATCGCCTACTACGACGCACAGAAATTCGCCGACAACTTGGCAGCTTGGCTAGCGCTGATTGCAGAAGGTAAGGCAACCGCTCAGAAAATTATTGACCGCGTTGAGCAATCTGGTAAATTGACCGACGAGCAAAAAGCACAGATCGTTAATCCACAAGAGGCGGCACAATGAATATTTTTTCGGCAACGGGCAATCTTGGCAAAGACTGCCGCAAGGGTAATGCCGGCGATACAGCAGTAGTGAACTTCAGCATTGGCGTTAAGTCAGGCTTCGGCACGAAGGAGCAGACATTGTGGATTGACTGCGCATTGTTTGGCCGGCAAGCTGAATCCAAGCTGGCTGACTACCTTGTAAAAGGTCAGCAGGTTGCGGTTTCTGGCGAGCTTGGCACGCGCACTCACGAGGACAAGGTCTATATCACGCTGCGAGTCAACTCGATTGACTTGGTTGGCGGCAAGAAGGATGGAAATTCTAGCCCCGCACCACAGCAGCAGTCTCGTCCAGCGCCACAACCTGCGCCAGACTTCGATGATCTGGATAGCCAAATTCCATTTTAGGAGTAGCTGACATGACCGAAGAACAGAAGGCTGAACTGAATTACCTGCGCTGGTTCCACGGTAACGCTGACTTTGGTCCGGCAGAAGGTGATGTCCGGCACTACCTGAACGAGCAGTACGTTGCCCAGACAGGAAGTCAAGTTCCAGAAGGCTACGACGAAGAGTAACAACAAAGCCCCGCTAACCACGGGGCAATCCACAAGGAGGAATAGATGTCTTGGGCGTTTGAGCTGTATAAAGAGATTGGCAGGCCGGCAGTTGAAGTCGTTCGCGAGCTGTTACTAGAAAACAGCGT